CGTGTGCGAATATACATATTCACAGCCGGTAGGCTGCCGCTTGAAAGGAATTGAGAGCGTCAAAAAACTGCGTTTTTTTCCTGCCGGCTGAACGCCGGATGTATTATATAGCCCCTACGGGCCAAAATCGATATTATGGAGACACGCGACATTAACGCAGACGCAGAAACAGTTGAAATAAAACGCCATTTGAAAGCATTAGGGGTAAAAGTATCCGGATCAAGAAAAGAATGTTTAGAAAGATTGCAGGAATCGATATTATGAAGAGGGACTATCGGTTTGACGACAAGTGTTGTATTTGCAGAATACATCAAAGATACAAAGATGAAAAAATGAGATTATGGGGCATTTGTGAAAAATGTAAAGACATGATTAACGGAGATTGGATATTATGAATCTAAGATGTTCTAAGTGTCAGTTAGTGTTTCTAGTCAACACCTTTGAAGATGTAAGGATCATACAGGCTATGTCTTGTCCAGAAGGAGCAGGTCATAAATTAAGTGAGGTGGCATAATGTCAAGTGATGATTACAGGACAGACCAATGGATTCTTGATCTCTTTCCTAATTTCTTTGACCCTTGCCCATTCAAAGGCATTCACTTGAAACATAACGGACTGCATATGTCATGGAATTATGCAGATTATGACGGCGTGTTTGTTAATCCACCTTATTCAGACCCGAACCCTTGGGTTAAGAAAGCAATACAAGAACAGAAAGATGCAAGAAGAAGAGCATATGACCCCGAAGATGAGCAAGAGATTTGGTCGGCTGGTACTATTGTTATGCTTCTAAAGCACGACACATCAACAGAATGGTATAGATTGTTACATGAAGCAGACGCTAAGTTTTTGCTTGTTAATGGTCGTCTAAAACATCAAACAGGTAAGTCTTGCGCTTTTCCTTCAGTTTTGGCGGTGATGTGCTTATGAGTAAAATATTACATTCGTTTACTTTACATAAGCATACATCTGAGTTGCTACGATCTAAATCCAAAAAAGGGTATATGTCTGACAATGTATCAACTGCAATTGAATGGTATTACACTTCACCGATCTGGACAAAAGAGCGAGATGATGAGGGAGAATTCACAGGCAAACTAGTTACAGCAAACAAAGGGGTTGTCTTAGCACCGTATGAAAGGAGACAATACCAAAGGGTAATTGGAACTTTGAATCAACAGATTGATGCTCTCAAGGCTGAGAGAGACGCTCTCCGCTCTAATAGGTTCAAGTTTTGGAAAAAGATACCTCAATAGGGGGTATTAACCAAATATTGCATCTAATAAAGCCGCCAATCCTGCTCTAGAGACAGGGGTTGAACCCGGTAATGGTAAACCTGTTACAGAATCAATAATTACATCACTTCCAATTTCTCCGTAATCAATTGTTAAACCTGCTTCTTTTGCAGCATCGTATTGATTCTTAAAATCTTGATATATTTCACCGACTTCAGTTAGTCCCGGTGCGGCTACATATTTTATTCCAAAGTAACTACCGATTAATGAAAAGATAAAAGTCATCGCTGAAACGTCGGAAACTAATGCTACTGCAGGGGTTGCGATTTTGTTTACTTGATATGCAACTAATGCACCTTCAATTAATTCTCTTTCAGATCGGCCAAAAACAATTTCATGTCTTATGACTTGATCTGGTTTTGGCTTAGGCATAAAATCACTCAGAATTTAATAGACCATGCAACTTGATTTATTTTGTTTAATTGGTTGTCTGCTTTTGTAAATGAAGCCGGTAAACTTGAGGCTGTGCTGGTGGATCTAATACAATTGTAAACTGTACCGTTGTAATGACTTAACCCTAAACAAGCAGCCATTGAAGCGCGTGGGACAGTGCTGACATTAGGTCCAGCGCTACCTGTCATAACAATCGCCATCCAATAAGTTTGACCTTGAGTTATTGAAACTGAACTGGTGAAGGTTGTTTGAGTATACAAATCCGCGCCACCGTTCACATCTAATGTTACTGAACCTTGTAAAGAATCGGGATAACCCTCTGAATCAGTATCATAAACGCCCATAATTAGAGTATCTTTACTAGTATTTGTTACACCCGTTCTAATTGTAATTTCAGATAAAGTACCCGTTTTATTTGCTATAAATCTATGATAAACTACATATTCATCTTGAACCGCATTATTCAAAGTGTAGTCCATTAAACAATTAATATCCCACGGTTGAAACCTAGAATATGTCCCGTCTAATTGAGCGGTTATGGGTTGGAATGCTAATGTTGTTGATCCCCCACCACTCGCCGCCGTTGATTGAGTTGTTCCGTCGGGAAATGTCAGGCCACCAGAAGCACTTGATACATCCAAGACAAATGAAGCAGATCCGCCTTTAACTTTCAATTTCTGATTTTCATCACAAATCAAACTAACTGCCTTTGTTGCTGAAGAAATATTGATTTCTGCATCACCAGAAGAAGCAACTAAAGTAAACGTGTTTGTTTTGTTTGTGGCTAGTAAACCTGTAGCAGATAAAACACCGGCTACGTTGTATTGGATCTGGCCGTCTGCGCCGCCGGGTGTTGCAGATATTGTCATATCATCGTTAGCGCCCGCACCATGAGCCATTGAAATGTTATTACCGACTACTAATTTACGTGCTGCTGTTAATGCTGTTGGGACTGTTCCTTGATCGTATGCCAATAAATAATCCGCATCAGTAGGCGCACCACCCGATCCACCGCTTAGAAACCCATCCCAATCACCACGAACCGCCATCCTAGCAAGTTGAACAAGCACTAATCTTCTCAATTCATCTTCATTCTCTGGTTCAATGAATAGTTTTTCTGCTACACCTTGAAACTGAGCATACGATAAATTCTCTAGATCGGTCTCTTTTAGTAATTCATATATCCTACTGGACCAATTATTTGTATCTGGTAACGGCATTTTAATCAACTCTATGTCAGGAATCCATCCCAATCACCTTTACAGGCTGTGATTGCGAACTTAATTAGTACTAATCTTCGTAACTCATCCTCATTCAACTGCATAACGTCTAACGGTTTGCCGACGTTATCAATCGTGGGATTTTCACCGCTTGCGATCTCTTCAAGCGTTTTACCTTGCATGATAGGATAAATCCTTGAGGACTTCCTTTCAGCATTAGGTAACGGCATTCATATCACTTTATAATTTTTTAAGATATTTACTAACCATGGCTTCAATAGCAATATAATCTTTGGTACTCATAGCCCCAAACTGTTGTTCGCTAGAACCTAACATCCAAAGTTTCTTCGCTTTAGATAATATTCCTTTGTAAGCGTTTTTTCTTTGAGTCTTAGTCATCTTCTTAGCCATTTAATCACCTTAAGCAGAAGTTATGTATTGTGCTGTGTAGTTTAGATCAACACGCATTGAACATGGTTTCATGTAAGGTTGAACGACAATAGGATTTGATGCGGCAATAGCGCCACTCAGATTTCCGTTGCTCATTGTTACTTGACATCCCCCTGCAACGGATGTAATCAATGCTTGATCGATTGAAGTAAATTGGGCTTGGGTTACAACTTGACCTTGAAGAGTTTCTCCAATTGTGTTAGAAGTCTGCAAATCAACAAGTTGGAATGTTCCCGCACCTGCTGCTACACTAGCACCAATAAAGATACGTGGAACGCCTTGATTAGTATAAACTGCTAATGAAGCATTCCTGCCGCCAGCAACCATAGTGAAAACTCTTAACTGATCTCCAGCCATTAGAGTTACAGGGCGAGCGAGACCGGGAGTTCCACACGCAACACCTTTCACGGCAAAGGGGACCAGAGATAGAATCAATCCTTTCCTTAAGATGTATGCGTATGAAATGTTAGCGCCTGCTGTAACTAATCCAGAAGTTACAGTTTGGCCTGTTGCGAAGTCCCCGATATTCTGGGCTGTTACGGTATAAGCGGTATCTGTGGTTAGACTTGCTTCGGTTCCGTCAGTAATTGTTGCATTTAGAGGAATCTTGAAACCGCTTGAGCAGTTTAGAACACCTGTTACGTTTTGTGTTGTCATCTTAGATCACCTCAAAGTTTGAAACCTGCCCCTAATGGTTTGAATATGTTGCGATTTACATTTGCTATAGGTCTGCGAAGTAATTTTCTGCCTAGACGAAAACCGATTCCTATTCCTAAAGACTGCACTGCCATTGCTTGATAGTTGTTCATGAAGTTGTTTTGAACAATTCCAAATGCTTGATCTGGCGCTGAGACTATATCAGCCAAAGAGATCTGGCCGGCACCTACTTCCATAGTTACCATACCAACACCTGCGCCACCGAATCCGGTCTTGTAACCTAGATCGGCACCACCTGTTACGAATCCAACGGGAGATGTCCCCATTAATCCTTGGGATAATACATTAGCATAAGCATAACTTTCTGCTACATTCAATAGTGAAGTCGCTCGACTTCTGCGTGGGCTTCTTGACTTTTTTCTGCGGGCCATGCTGAGATCGGCCATATTTCCGGTTTATAGTAGTTGACTGTCATTTTCCGGAATTCGGAGCAAATTTAGCTAATTTTTTTCCGGAAAACGGAAACCTGGTTTCCGCTATTCGTCTTTAGATACAAATAATCCTTTATCGTCTCTTTCGATCACTTTCATAGCAGCCGGTTGTTGATTTTGTTGGCTCATGTTAGCAATTAACTGACCGATTGCCATTTGAATTGGATTAATCGGCTCACTTTCACCCATTCCCGGGATTTTTTCAACCACTGATCGTATTGCTAACGCCAGTTTTTCGTCTAATTCAATTAATCCGTCTTCAATTTTATGTCCTAGATCTATTAATAGTTTGAAAACTACGCCAAAACCTACAATTATTGTTCCTATAATATAGAGGGTCTCCATCATGACCCCAACCAACCCCTTTCGGTTCTTAAACACCCCCCAAACCCCAATCCCAATCCTTTTAATTGGCTTCGTGTGCGAATATACATATTCACAGCCGGTAGGCTGCCGCTTGAAAGGAATTGAGAGCGTCAAAAAACTGCGTTT